ATCGGCCACAGTCAGTTGGCCCAACGCACGGTGGTACACTGTGCAAGGTCGAGCGTGCCAGCCGGGCTACCCTCGGCTGGCTGTAAGCCAGCGACAAGCCCCGAGCTTCAGCTATGGGGTATCTGACAGATCCTCAAATTCCGCGCGCCAGCCCTCGCCCTCTGGGGCTGGAGTCACGGTGTATTCAAACGGGGCAAACCAGCCGGCATCCTGGATGAGCTGGAGCGTATACTCAAAGTCGGCACTCCACCCGGCCAGCTCAATGGTGCGTGCGACCAGTTCCACCTGCATACTGGCAAAATCCGTCTGCTGGCTCACCACCTCACACACCATCGGCTCCACGCCGTTGCCGACAAGCGGGTGCGTAATCTGGATCAAATCGCCAATTTCCAGCACGACCCCATCCAGCCACGTCCGCAAGGTGACGAGGGTATGGCGGATGGTCAGCCGTGACACCAGCCAGGTCAGCAAGAGATGCGCCGTCCCGACATCCTGAATAAAGTCGGCGTAGTAATCCAGGCGATGCTCGCGCCCGTAGAGGGTGCGTGCCGCCCCGCACTGCGTCACCAGGAGAGGCACGCTGACCGCCGTCGTGCCAAGCGGGGTGGCATAGACCACGCCCTGAAAATCCGCACTGGACGTGCTGCCTCCGGTTTTGGCCGCAAACCAGACGTACAGATCGCTGTAGAGATTGTCAATCGGTTCAAACCCGATACTGCATGAGCCCTCAATGATAGTGGTCACGTTGAAGCCTAACTGCACGGTACGGGACGCGTTCAGCACGGTGAGCTTGAAGCGCCCCAGGCCATCTTGAAACAGGATGGAGCCACATTGGTAGGCCATCCGTTGCAGGAGCGCGCGAGAATCGCCGGGGTTGGTGAGCACGGCGCCAAACTTCCAGCCCATCAGCACTTGCGCGGCATAGGCAAAATTGTCGGCGTCATAGACCGCGTCAGGCAGGAAGGTTTCGAGCATATAGCGGATCGCGTCCACCGGATTTTCCCCGCCAAGCCCCGCGGCGGTGTAGCCCAGACGTAGACTCACCTGATCGACAAAACTGGCCAGCGGCGTCACCCCTGTATACGTACTTTGTAGTACGAGGCGGAGACTGGTCATCTCCTCTGGCACCGTGAAAATGACCTCAAGCGGTGTCCAGCCATACACCGTGCCATACACGGTTGAGCCAAGCAGGGCACTGTCCGTCGCGGTCCCCAGGCTCACCCCCAGCTGACTTGTCGGAAAGGCGCCGACTTGTTGTACCTGAATATCATCAAAGCTTATGGGCATCGGCGTGATATTTTGAAAGGAGCCGAGCCCGATGAGCGTGATCCGTGTGGTCGTGGTCGTGGCCGTAAACGGGAGGTCTGTCGAGATGAGCCAGAGGTTTTGCCCCACCGCGCCCACAGGAATAACCCCCATGCCATAGAGACTGGGCTCTGTCGGCGTGCCGATCATATACGACCCCTGCACACTCCAAAAGGCCGCAATCGGGAGCGCCATCGTCGTCGTCCCGGCACGCGGCAGCCCGTCTGCGGCACGCTGCACGGGGGCGAGCACAAGCGGAGTCACAGGCGGGGTGGCAAAGACCGAGAGCCGATACGTGATACGCAAGAGGTATTGGCCGTTCACCACCGTGGGCAGGTCTTGAAAGATCGCCAGGCGATAGGAGGATTCCAGGCCGGTAATCTGGAGGTAATAGAGCCCTTCTGCGGCGGGGCCGAGATAGAGAGAGTTATGCCCAAAAATCGCCTGATAGGACCCGGGCGGGCTGTTGCCCCGCACAACCGCGTAGGCAGTATTTGTCCAGGCGTTTTCGACCGTCCACCCACTCAGGTTCCCCGTTTCAAAGCCCGCATTGACCAGCGCACTGGCGCCTTGCAGATTCTGATAGGTCAGGCGTAAGACATACGTCGCGCCTGGCAGGACGGGAATATCCTGATACAGGAGACCGGCATTGCTCGTGTTCGGCGCCGTCAGCGCGGCCCGGTAGAGGCCGACAAAGGGCTCTGGCGTGGCACTCCCCACGACACACGTCCCCGCCGCGACGGTCCAGCCTGCGGTGCTCCCACTTTCAAAGCCGCCATTGACCACCAGCTCATCCAGATCGACGTTCGGCCCGTTCACATCCACGGTAATCTGGCCGCGTTGCTCGGCAAAGAGCAGGACAGAGACCGGCCGATCGGCCTGCACGGTCGTCAGGGTATACTGCTCTGCGGTCACCGGGGCGCCGTTATCCCGTACGCCCTGAATACTGCGCACCTCATAGCCAATCAGATAGGCAAACGTCGTACTCACCAGCGTGACACTGGCCCCCACCGCGTGCGTCACCCCGGCAGGACGTAGCAGGCCGGCCAGGCGCAAGTAGGTAATGCCTGAGCGCAGGACGAGATCGCGGGTGGCATAGGTGACGCTGGTTTCCGCAGCGGTATCGACATCGATGGTGATCGTTCCCGAGGCAGGAAAAGGCGCCCCCATTTCCACCAGGTACAGCTCTGTGGCCGCGCCAGCCAGTGGGAAGGCCAGCGTGCCCTGTGCGACCCCGGAAATCTGGAGAGTCGGGGCATCAACGGCCCGTCCCAAAATGATAGGAATATACTGATTACGGCTACTCTGCGGCGCACTGGGAAAATATTGGCCACCAATCGCCGTACTGAGGTTGCGGTGCAGGCGAAAGGAGGCGTCCACCAGGGACAGATCGAGACTCAGGCGGCTAAAGGCGTGGCGGTCCACAATGCCCGGAAAGAGGGGCAGGGCGTCCGCGTCCGCCAGGCCCTGGAAGGTGAGCCAGAGCTGCACACGGGTATTGTCGAGCACGCCCTGGAAGGTCTGCCAGAGCTGCGCCAGATTGATGAGACGCAGGCTCATGCTGGAGAGCTGCACGGTCCCGCTCATCTCTTCTAACGACACCTGCAGGGGTTGCACGCCGCCCTGGTCGAGGCGTGCCAGCTCGTATTCGTACGTCCGGAGGTCGCTCAGGTACTGGCGCGTGGCGAAGTAGCGCTCCAGGGTGGTGAAATCCACCAGCAACAGCGGTTCGTAGGCAGCCGAAACCCCGGCCAGACTGGCCGTATGCTGGGCCGCTTGAGACCAGGCTGCGGTCACAGCGCGCATCGTTAAAACGGCTCCACGCGCAAGGTCAGGGCGCCACTGAAGCGCTCGAACGAGACTTGCGCGAAATCAAACACCGTATCGGCGTACCGGACCGTCGTGGCCACGCCCGCCGTGTCGGTATAGGTAAAGGTTTCCGCTTGCCAGTTAATCCGGGGATCACTCAGCCAGGCCCGCAGCGCCTGATAATCGGCCAGTGGAAGGCCGTCAAACAGTAAGGGAAAGGTTTCATCGGGATCGCTCAGCGTCGTGACGCGGGTCTGGCCGGCCTCCGAGCGGGCCACGAGCTGGCGCGGCACGGTGGGGTGACGATCCGGGTAGACGTTCCCGCGCGAAAAGACCAGGGTCGTCATCCCCGTTTTGGAAAAACTGGGCAGGCTCATGGGGTGATCGCTCCGCGCCGGATCGCCTCGTTAATCGCCGGGGCCAGCGTGTTGACGGTCTGTTGCAAGGTGGCCCGATCGGCGGTCAACATCTGCGCGTTGAGTGTGACGTTGACCGTGACGCCGCGCTGCGTGGCGCTGTCGAGCGGCGACACGGTGGTGCCGATCACGGGAAAGCCTGGCGTCTGGCCCCCACCACCAGGGCCGCTACCCAGGACCAGCGAGCCCGTGCCACTCGTGGGCACGCCAGGGCGCTGCACCAGAATCGGCGACGTGGGGGCAAAGACAGTGCCAGGGCTCGTAACCGGACGGGATGGTGCGGTGGGCGCGGCGCCGGGCGTCGGCGACGTGCCAGGGGCCGGCGCGGTCTCCGGTTTCGTGTCGGTGGTGCTGGCCGTCTCACGCGCACGCGCTTGCAGCTCCGCAATCCGTTTTTCCAGCTCGGCAATCAGTTCGAGGAGGATCTGTTGTTGTTGCCGGAAGCCTTCAATACCGAGATCGCCCATGCGGCTCGACAGATCGAGTAGATCCCGGTTGGCCTGCCGGAGCTGGTCTTGCAACACCTCAATCGTGGAGCCAAAGGGCGTTTCCACCTCCACACGCAAATCCATCAGCCGCTGCGTTTCCTCGCTCAGCCGGGCAATCGCATTGCCGTAGGCATTGACTTCCTCCCCCGCCGCGTTGAGCGCGTGCCCAAGCATGATGGCCGTCTCACTCAAGCCTCTGGTGGACCCTTCCAGGGAATCGACCGCCCCTTTGGCCCGCTCCAGGGCGCCACGGGTTTGCAGCCAGGAGGTATCGATAGCGGTCGCGGCTTTGGTGCCGGCAAACTCAATCTCGCCATAGGCATTCACCACAGGCTTCGCGAGGTCGACGCCAAGTTTTTTGGCAATCTCGACCATGCGATCACTTGAGGCTTGCCAGCCTTCAGGAAGCTTTTTAAATGCCGCCTTGTCGACTTTATCAACCACGTCGAGCCATGCGTTGAGCAGCTCACGAGGACTCGCGGTCCCGGCTTTCTCGATCGCCTGAAAGTCGGCCAGGGCATCGGTGGCCAGTTTCTGCAAATCCGCCCGTGTCTGGATGCCAAGATTCTTGAAGGCCTGCTCAATCCCGCTGGCACTCTGCCGTGCCCCAGCGACAAACTTGTCGTAGGCCTCTTGCAGCACAGGAGGTAAGCGTCCAAACTGCTCCCGCAGCGCGTCGGCCATTTTCTCATAGGCATTGCGCACTTCCGTGGCAGACAGTGCTCCCGATGTGGCCATGGTTTCCAGGGATTTTTTGAGCGCGGCAAACCGGATGGTGAGATCCTGTGAGGATCGTGCCCCACCCGTGCGCAGTTCTTCGAGCCCTTTGTTGAAGCCCTTGATGGCGTCGTTCGCATCATTGATGGGCTTGAGCAGCTCGGCGTAGGCTTTTTCCTCGCTCTCCAGTTCGGCGAGATAGTTCGCCATGGCGGTGGCCATGCCCTGCCGCGCTTCCGTGTTTTCAGCCATGCCCTTCGTCTGCAGATCCAGGGCTGCGGTGGCACGTGCGCTTTCATCACGCCACTGCCCGGTGCCCGCCGCCGCCGCCACAGCCTCATCCCGGGCCTTCCGAAAGGCGCTACCGGTCATGCTCAGACTGTCTGCCCCCTGCGCGAGCGCCTGGAAGAAGGCTTTGAGCGTGGCCAGTCCCAGATCTTCTTCGGTGAAACTGATGAGCGGCTTGTCTTTGGTCGCGGCGCGGAACTTGTCGGCTTCTTGCTGGACGTTGTCGAGGGCTTCACGCGCAATCCGTGGCAAATCCTTGAGTGCCTGACGCGTGTCCGTGACGGTCTGCGTGGCCCCCTGAGCAATGCGGGCAAACGCCGTGAGGAAGGGCGGGGCGATGTCGTTCGCCAGTTGTCCCAAGGCGTTGACCAGGCCCAGGAACGATTCTTTGAGGCTGGCGGTCTGGATTTTGACAGCGCGATCCACGGACCCCGTGGCGTTCTCAAATTCCTTCTGGTTCTTGATAAGCGTCTGGAATTGCGGGCCGGTGAGGGCGACCGCAGCATTGAGCCCTTCAATATCGTTGACGTACTCTTGCAGCTTGCCGGTGTCTCCCTGAGACACTTGCTGGAGCACGCGCACCAGTCCGAGCAGGCCTTCCTGGCCGATCACCTGCTTGATATTGATGCCCAGCGCCAGAAACTTGTCGTTATTCTGAATGACCTGGGAGAGCAGCGAGCGAAAGCCCGTGGCGGCGGTATCAGCGCTCTTGAAGGTCTGGCTCAGGGTGGCCATGGCATTCGAGGCATCTTTGAGCGAGATGCCCATGCTGGCGGCGATCTGCACGACTTGCGGCATCGCCCCGGCAAACTGCTGGAGCGAGCCCTGGCCTATTTCGACCGTTTTGAACAGGAGATCGCTGACTTCCCCGGCCTTGGTGGTCGGGATGTTATAGGCCGCCATCGTTTTCGTGAGGGCCACCACGGAAGTATCGAGCTGCGCCAGTCCGGCTTTGGCCAGTGCCGCTGCTTCCCCGAGAAAGGCCACGGCGTTGGCCGGTTCCACGCCCGACGAGAGCACCTCGTAGAGGCCTTCAGCCAGCTCAGTGGCCGAGCCGAGCACGGGCGGCAGCGCCAGCAGTTGCGTGCGGAGTTGTTGTTGTACCTCAGCGGAGCGCACGCCCAGCGTGTTGACGTTGGCCATGGCGGCTTCAAAGGACACGACCTGCGTCACCGCTCCTTGCACAGCGCTGCTGATCGCATTGATCCCGAGTTGCACACCGGTAAGCGTGCTAGCAAAGGTCAGGGCACTTTTGGCGGATGCGCCAAACGAATTGCCGTAGGCTTCCGTACTCTTGGTGGCCTGGGTCGTTGCCTGGCCACTCTGCTGCACGGTCTTGCTGGTGTCGCTGACGGCTTTGTCGAAGACGCGGATCTGCGGCGTGCCTTTACTGTCGTCAACGATGATTTCCAGAACCACGGGATTTGGCATCGGCTATCCTCCCACTTCCACAATGGGCTCGGCTGCCGCATCCACGACGATGGGCACCTGCGCCAGCTCCGTCGTGCCGTTGGACTGATACACCGTCAACCTATCGGCATGCGTCGTGGTATCGCGTTTATGGCCCGTGCTCATAGCCAGGACGCCATAGAGCGAATTGACGTCCAGGGTTTCCCCGTTGGCGGAGGCCTCGATGGCGCTGGTGTGGCGCCTGGCCAGCACATCCGCCAGTTTCTGACAGGCATCGAGCGCGAGCTGGGCGGCGGTGATCGCCCCCACCGCCAGTGTCAAGCCGGGTTGGGTATCGCTGGACAGCAGCACCTTGAAGTCCGTGCCGAGCGTGCGAGTGGGCTGGATCTGCACCACGACATCTTCCCAGACACCATCGGGATCGTGCGCCACGACATCCACCTGGTTGGCCGTCATCTCCGTGGCACTCAGTTGCACCCGGACCAGCGCCGAGCCCGCTGGGGCCGCGGCCGGGAGGGTGGCGAGGGCCGTGAGAGCGCCGTGATCTTTGCTGACGGTAAAGTCGCCAGCACTGAGTGGTGGATTGGGCATGATCTGTCCGGTGGCTGCACCGATCAGCGTCAGGGTGAATTCGTAGGCCACTCCGCGTTGCGGTTCAGGCATAGCTGCTCCTACTCCTGGATGGCGCGCTGGCGCTCCCAGACCACGTTGTGCAGGATCACCAGGCAGCGCAGTAACCAGTCGGCCGCGTAGTCACTCAAGCGGTCCAGGCGCCGTAGCCGATACACCATCTCAAACCCCACCCGCTGCGCCTGCCAGTAGACTTCCCAGACGAGGAGATCATCAGGATGATCGTGCTCGCCAGGACTGACGCCATGCGTGCGGTAGTAATAACAGGCCGGCAGCCCGCCCGTGTCACAGGGCACCGGCTCCTCATCTTCTCCGAGTTGTTGCCGACAGGCCACGCAGGTCAGGACCTGTCCGCTACTGGGGGAGACGAGGGTGAAGCGTCGGTCAAAAAACGGAGGTACCTCGCCATCAACTCATCCGGCGATGGCTCCAGCACGAGCTGATCGAGCTGCTCCAAGACGGCAAAGGGGAGATGAGGAATCACCTCTGGCAGAAAGGGGACCGCCTGCATCTGCTGATCGCGCAGGTTCTCCCAGCCACACAGACAATAGGTGGCGATGTCCACCAGAAAATTGCGCCTGGCCTGCTCGGTAAACAACCCGCGCTCGGTATGCGCCGCGCGCAGTTCACTGTGCTTCGACGGGGTGATGCGCCGATACGTAAAGGTGGTCTCGCCCACCGTAAAGGTCAGCCGTTCCTTCTCGGTAATGATGAACACCGGCCGCTGCTGCGCCGGCGGCAGCGTCAGGGCTCCGTTCGTCTCCTCTGCCATGGGCCTCTCCTTCTACGTTAACAGGGGATGTTCCGCTTCCCCACTGACCACTTCCACCAGCAGCGGCCCCGGCCGACTCCCCACCGGCATGCCGGCCGCTGGACTGTCCGGCACGAGCGCCACGGCATCGAGCGTCAACCCCGGCAACCCTACTGCCACCGGACCTGGGACGGCGCCTGTGGTCTGGAGCAGGGGCAGGTACCACGTCAGTTGATACGCCTGTCCACTTGTGCCAATCACCCCGCCGGTTGCGCGCCATTGCGCCATGAGCGGCGTGTCCATGTCCCAGCGGTCCAGCCACTGGTCACTGGCGTAGCGTGGCAGCTCGACGTGCAGCGTCACCTGGGGCGGGCTCTCCCGCACATACTCCTCTGGACGGAGCCCGGTACGTGGACCAAACATCGTCCGCACCGGATTGGCGAGCGTCAGCGTCACACTGCTGTAGCACACCGTGTCCGCCGCACTGAGCGGTGTCGTGGGACTGTACGGCCCCAGGCGCAGCTCAGCCTGCCTCGTACTGACGAGCGGCCAGGCGCCCGGGGGAAGCTGGTGCATCGTAGAGACCGTATTGATAGCACTCTGTCTGGACAGTGCGTAGCCCTGCAAGGCCAGCGCTCCGGTCACCACCTCCGCACTGGTGATGGTCAGGGACGCCACCACACTGCTCCACAATTCCCACACACTCACCTGGCGCCAGAGCGCACAGGTGAGCCGCTGATGCAGCGACGTCGTCGGGCTCACCGCGTCCCACGGCTCCCGACTGAGGTCTGTCGCCACCTCGTAGAGATGGCGGTAGGCCCCACCGCCCAGCGCCTGCGGATAGTCGGGCGCCATATACCCGAGGCCACAGGCCAGCATGGTCTCAAAGCCCTGATAGCGCCAGCGTGCACTGAGGGACAGGCCTGGCGCGATCTGCACGGTATCCACGACCGTCGGGGCGAGGGCCTGCGCGCGCGTCACCACCGGCGTCTGCTGCACGCCTGGCGTGTACGTGGCGCCCAGAATCGGGAAGAGGGCCCGGACCCGTGCCGGTTGCGGCGACGGCCAGTCATCGTTGGCCTCGGCCGCCTCGTGCGCCAGCCCGGCCAGTGTCTGCCAGCCAATGGCCAGGGAGGGTTCGGGTTCCGGAGGCAGGATAACGCCCTGCCCCCAGCGAAACGGCCCGAGCCCGAGCGCCAGTCCGCGCAGATCGCCGGGTGGCATTAGTAGTTTATCCAAGAATAGGGTATAATTTCTCTATCCATCGTATACTGCACCTGGTTAGCACGTCGCCCGTAAACCCCCTTGCTTTAGCTATGGGGATATAAGGGCGTTGGCCCCAACGAGGGCCAATTCCCAGTGCCCCAACGGGGCATAAAACGTTTGCATAGGGCACAAATTACTAGGTACACTTTTTCCAATACGACATGGCAGGAACCCGATGCTCTGAGGCCGACGAGAAGGTGTCGCATCCTGTTCCTTCACACCCCGTAGCAGCAGCATAGGCTCAATGTGGGCGCCATGTACGGCTCTTTGAAACTCAACGTAGGGCGTTGGTCGAGGCAGTCTCGACCGTAAAACGTTGAACACTGAAGCAGAGAACCCATAGAGTTTGTTGCCTCTGTGCAACACCTGCCTGGGATGACATGCAGGAGGTGCGAGTCCTCGGAAGCCCCTGCGTTTACGCATGGGGAGTCATCACGCGATACGCGAGGTGATAGGCACGGGCGGCTTCAGGATCTTTGTGCGGCATACTGCCTCCTATACGGCAGAGATGGGGTGTCAGGCCTGACGGTGTATAGGCGCCGTCAGCAAGGGGCTAGCTAGGCCCACCTGACGCAGAGAGTATATCAGAAATTATACCTAGTTTAATGTTACCTATTCAAATGGTGCGATATGCCTGATATATCGGCACGGCAAATTTGTACGACGGCATTAAGACTTCTTGGAGTAAGTGCCTCAGAGCAGCCCGTCGAGGCCGACATGGCCGAGAGTGCCCTCGACGCCCTCAACAGCCTGCTCTCGTCCTGGGCCACGGAGCGCCTGCTCACGTTCACCCGCCCGAAGCTCGCGCTGCCCCTGGTGCCCAGCAAGGGCACCTACACGTGGGGCGAGGCCTCCGCCACGCTCCCGGCGCCGGACATCGCGCTGCCCCCACCGGTGCGCCTGGAGCTGTGTCTCCTCACCGTGCCGGGCAGCCCGGTGCAGGAGTGGCCCATCACCGTCCTCACCCAGGCGCAGTACGAGGCCGGCATCTGGCTCAAGGATCTGCCGTCCGCGTACCCCGAATATGTGTATCTCGAGATGAGTCAGCCCACTGCGGTGCTGCACGTCTGGTGCGTGCCGACCCTGCCGTACACGCTGCAACTCTTCCCCTGGAGTGCGCGCCAGCCCTACACGCACTGGGACCATGTGTTGCCCTGGCCCGAAGGGTATGCGCGGGCGATGCAGTATGCGCTTGCCGTGGACCTGGCGCCGCAGTATGAGCGGGAACCATCAGCGACGGTGCTGCGGATCGCGGAGGAGAGCACGCGGGCCATCGGCAACGTCAACGCGATCGTGGGGAGGCTGACGAGTGACTATGGCGGGTGCCTGCGGCAGGGCGACGTGCCGGTCGTGGATCTGCCGGGGTTCTACCGAGGATGGGCCTAGCCATGCCGGAGCTGAAGGGGTTCTGTGGTCCGACTGGCGTCGAGCGCTCGCCGCATATCGCCTGCGACCGCTTAATCAATTTGTACCTCCAGGAAGCCTCCAACGAGAAAGGGCGCTATAGCCTGCTGAGCATGCCCGGCCTGCGTCCGGTGGCGCTGCTCCCCTCCGGGCCAGTGCGCGGCTTGTACCAGAGCAAGGTCGGTCGCGTCTTTGCCGCCACGTCCACGACGCTCTTCGAGGTCTTCGCTGGCTGGAGCTTCCTCGCGCGTGGCACCATCCCAACGGGCACGGCGCCCGTCTCCTTCACGGATGACGGCCTGCACGTCGTGGTGTCCGTGGAGGGCATTGGCCTGGCCTTTGACCTGGCGGCCAACACCCTGACCACCATCGCGCCGGGCGAGCCGACCCTGCGCTTTGGCCAGGTGGCCTATCTCGCGGGACGCATCCTCACCAACGAGCCGGGGACGCGGCGCTTCTGGTTCAGCGCGCCCCTCGATGCCCTGACCTGGGACGCGACGGCCTTCTACGCCGCCGAGACGCGCGCCGATCCCATCGTCACGCTGGTGGTCGATCATGGCGAACTCTGGCTCCCCGGCACGCAGTCGACGGAAGTGTGGATGCCGACCGGCAGACCCTTTCCCGACCCGCAAGGTATCGGTCCCTTTGCCCGCAACCAGAGCGTCTTCCTGGAGCAAGGCTCGGAGACGCCGTGGGCCATGGAGGCCCTCGATAATCGCCTCTACTGGCTGGGGGGCACGGCACGCGGGGCCGGCCCGGTGTGGACGGCGAACGGCTACAGCCCCGTGCGGGTGTCCACGCACGCCATGGAGCACGCCCTCAGCACCATGCCCACCGTGGGGGACGCCATTGCCTGGTCGGCACGGCAAGGCGGGCACGCCCTCCTGGGCCTGGATTTCCCGAGCGGCGGCCAGACCTGG